GAAAAGCAGGACAACGGCTCGCACAAGATCCTCGCCTGGCCGCTGGGCCTGGACGCCTCGATCACGCCCAGTCCCGCCGAGCCCCGCACGCAGGCCGTGGCCCTCAAGTCGCTGGTCGACGAGGCGTCGAAGTCGGCCCACCTCGGCCCGACGGCAGAACCCGCCGCCGCGATGGCCGCCGTGAGGACACTCCACGAGCGTCTCCACGAGGCGACCTGGGGTCACCTTGGCGATGAAAAATCACTCGCATCGGACCGGATGAAGCGGATCTCCGACGCCTACGACGAGTGCAAGTCGCTCTCGATGAAATGCATGAAGGCGCTGCTCGGCGGCGATGACGAGCCTGCCGAGGAAGAGGACGCGGACGCGGAGGACCTGGGGCTCATCGACCGGATCGGGGCGACCCTGATCCGGACCATGAACCTCGACGAATGAACGAACGTTTGATTGATCGATTTCCTTTCGAGGTCCTCCGCGACCCGAATTCCTCCCCGATTGAAAAGAGACCCTTTCCATGCCGACCGCGGTGGAGACGATGGCTGGCCAGATCAAGGCCAAGCGGATCGATTTGCTGAAGTTCTACGACAAGAAGAAGGCCGACGGGACGCTCGACATCACGGCCGCCGAGCGCGACCAGATGAAGGCGCTCGACACTGAGCTGAATGCGCTGGTACCGAAGTGGGAATCCCTCCGCGAGGACGAGAGGCGCGAGGCCGAGCACCGCAAGTCGCTCGAGCTGATGAACCAGGTGCTCTTGCCAGAAGGGTTCCACGGCGGCCAGGGCCAGGGCTATGGCCAGGGCCGGATCGTCGGCAATGACGGGGCCTATCTCGACCGCCGGGGCCAGCTCAAGGGCCTCGGCGACATGTTCAGCGAATCCGCCAGCTACAAGAGCTGGGCGGACGGACGCAAGGGCGGCAACGGGGCCGTGCCCAATTTCTCGGCCAGCGCCCCAGACGCCAACCTCAAGACCCTGTTCAGCACGACCGCCGGCTGGGACCCGTTCGTCACCCGGCTCCCCGGGGCGACCCTGAGCGCCCAGCAGCAGCCCAAGGTCGTCGACCTGATCCCGATGGCGCAAACGGATCAGCACAGCATCAAGTGGATGCTGGAAACCACGTACACCAATTCGGCCGCGGAGGTCGCCGAAGGCGGCACGTACGCCGAGAGCACCTTCGCGCTGACCGAGCAGGTGACCCCGGTCAACAAGATCGGCTGCACCCTGCCGATGACCGACGAGCAGCTCGCGGACCAGCCCGGAGCCCGCGACTACCTCAACGGCCGGCTCGAACTCGGCCTCAAGCAGAGGCTGGATCTCCAGCTCGTCGTGGGCAACGGCACCTCGCCGAACCTCAAGGGCCTCCTGAACATCTCCGGGATCCAGACCCAGGCCCTCGGCTCCGACCCCGTGCCCGACGCCTTCTTCAAGGCGATGACCCTGATCATGAGCGTCGGCTTCGCCGACCCGTCGGGGATCATCATGCACCCCCAGAACTGGCAGGACGTCCGGCTCTTGCGGACCAGCCAGGGCCTGTATATCTGGGGCAACCCCGACCAGGTCGGCCCGGAGCGGATGTGGGGCATCCCCGTCGTCGTCACGACCTACTGCACCTTCGGCACCGGGATCGTGGCCGACTTCCTGATGTACTCGCAGCTCTACTACCGCAAGGGGATCGACTTCCAGGTCACCAACAGCCACGCCAGCGAGTTCACCGCCGGCATCCAGCGGGTCCGGGCCGACATGCGCGTCGCGTTCGTCATCTTCCGCCCCACGGCCATCTGCAGCGTCACCGGCATGCGGTCTTCTTGATCTCCCGGCGATCGGCCGGGCTGGGGGAAAAGGCGAGGGCGAACATCCGCCCGCGCCTGCCCTCCTCCGCCCCGGGCGATCGCCGATCGCTCCAACAGAAAGCAAATAGTTATGGGTGTGATTCAAGGGGGGACGATCGAGCCCGGCGTCGAGTCGGTCGTCTACTCCATGTCCCTCGGCTCCCCCGCCGTCTCCTCGACGACGGCGATCCACGCGGCCGTCGCGGATAACGGAGCCCAGCAGGTGGTGACGACGGCGATCACCAACCCCGACGTGCCTCGAAATATCACCGCGACGTCCGGCGGCACCGCGGCCAACATCACGGCCGTGCAGGTGATCGTCGCCGGCACCGACCATGCCGGGATCGCCATCACCGAGACACTGCCCGCGTTCACCGCCACGTCGGCGACCACGGTCTCCGGCTCGAAGGCCTTCAAGACGGTGACGTCGATCACGATCCCGGCCAACGGTACCGGCGTGACGACGGCGATCGGCAGCGGCACCAAGGTCGGCCTGAGTCGCCGGCTCTCACGCGACACCGTGCTCAACGCCTACCTCAACGGCGTCCGCGAAGGGACCCGGCCGACGGTCGCCTTCGATGCCACCAACATGAGCGGCAATACCGTGATCCTCAACTCGACGCTCAATGGCAATCCCGTCATCGTCGATGCGATCGTCCCCTGACATGCTTACCGGAGTCACCATGCCGAGCTGTTCGGATTGCATCCATCACCAGGGGACGCCCTTCGGTGCCTATCAGAGGCGCGAGTGTCGGGCACTGCCGCCATCGATGGGCCGCGAGTTTCACAGTCCGGGCGATGCGACCCCGGTGCTGCTCGCGACCTGGCCGCTCACCCTGCCGACCGACTTCTGCGGCGGATACCAATCCATACCGGCCGCCCCCAAGAAGAAGGCAGAAAAGGTAGAACCCGCGCCATGAGTTCCACCACCCTCGTCGTCTCCGCCGACCTTGCTTCGGCCATGCCCGACGCGCCCGCGACGGCCCTGGCGGCCATGCCCGCGGTCGTCACGGCGGCGGTCGAGAACTATTGCCAGCGGCCGCTCGCCCTGGCCGCCCGCGACGAGGAATATGAGCCGGGGACCACCCGGCTGATCCGGCTCAAGGGGTATCCCGTCGTCTCGATCGGCCCCGTCCTCACCGACCTCTCGGACGTGATCACGATCCAGGCCGGCCCGGGACCCTGGCGGGCCACGATCTCCCTGGACTTCTCCGGCGGGGCCAGCCTGCCCACGGGCCTGATCCTCGGCTTCACCACGGGCGCATCGAGCGCCACGACCACGCTCAACTTCGCGACCTATCAGACGATCGCCGCGCTGGCCTCGGCCATCAACGGGACGGCCGGCTGGTCGAGCACGATCGCCCCCAACATGGGCGGCTGCCCTTGCGGCGAAATCCGGCCGGTCCGGGGAAGCTACGACGCCCTGGTCAACCCGGCGAAGCTCCAGGCCTATGTCACGACGCTGGGCAAATACGAGGTGAAGGCCTCGACCGGCAAGCTGACCCTCTATCAGATCCGGCCCGACCCCTACCGCTACCCTTCGGCGACGTGGGGCGTGGTGGGCGATGCGACCAAGGTCCGTGTCCAGTACGTGGCCGGCTACCAGGGCGACCCCAATCAGGGCACGGTGACAACCCCGCCCGACCTGGCCGAGGCCTGCGTCGAGTCGGCGGCCGCGATCCTGGAATGCCGCAAGGTCTCGGGCGTGATCTCCGAACTCAACCTGGGCAACACCACCATCACCGCCGGCGACGTCCAGACGATCCCCAGCTCGGCCAGGCGGACCCTGAGCAAGTACGTCGACCGGAGGTTCTGACACAGATGTATAGCCTGTTCTTCAACAAGACCGCCAGGATCGACTCCCTGGGCTTCGCCCAGGACCTGGCCGGCGGCGAGGTCCCGGTCCCGTCGGCGATCGGAGTACTCGTCCCCTGCTGCGTCCAGCAGGAGAAGCCTCCCGAGCCCCTGACCGAATCCCAGGGCCAGGGCCGTCGAGGCGCCGTCGCCAGGCTGCGGATCTTCCTGCGGCCCGACAACCCGCCGGGTGCCCTGGCCCTCTCGAAGCTCGGCCAGGATGACCGGATCTCGATCGACGGCTATCCCAACCCCGTCATCCTCGACGGGCCTCCCTTCGACGCCAGCGGCCGAGGGGTCGTCTGGGTAGCCGGCGGCAAGCATTACACGTGACCTGACCTGATATGCAAAACCTGAAATGGGACGGGGACGGGGTCCGCCGCCTCATCCTCGCCGAGCTGACTCGCCGTCTCCATCGCTGTGCGGTCCTGGTCTGGAATACGTGGAAATCACTCCTGAACGTCGACGGGACCGGAGCGAGCCAGGGCGGAGGGCTCGTCTACGGCGCCCACCCTTCGAAGCCGGGCGAGCCCCCGCATAAGCAGCGAGGCCGGCTGCTGGCCTCGGCCGCCTGGGAAGTCGTCGGCCTGGTGGCCCGGGTCGGCACCAACCTGCTCTATGGCCGCATCCTCGAACTCGGCGGCGCCAACGTCGAGGCCCGGCCCTCGCTCCGGGTGGCCCTGAAAATGTGCCTCGACAAGATCCGACGCATCCTCTCCGCGCCGATGTAATCCGATAATTCCCCTCTATTCCGTGGGCAAGATCCCGTGTTTCGACGATCCGTAGCATTCGCACTCTCCATACTCCTCCTGGCCCCACTGGCCTCAGCATGGGCCGGCACCATCACCGCAGGCGCGACCGGCACCTGGTCGAGCACGTCGACCTGGACCGGGGGCGTCGTCCCGGGTAATGGCGACGTGGCCGTGATCCCATCGGGCAAGACCGTCACGGTCAACCAGGATATCGGCACCGCCGGCAACGGCATCAAATCGATCTACGTGGCGGGCACGCTCTCCTATGACAACGCGGCGGTCCGCACCATCACGTTCGCGTCCTCGGGCACGAATCCGATCGGCAGCGGCTCGACTCACCAGCCGGACATGGCCAGCGCGACCATGTTCGGGTTGCTGATCCCGGGCGGCACCGTCAATTTCACGGCCACCGGGTCGAACAAGGTGATCCTGACCTCGCAAGATGACACATCTCCGATTTATATCAAATATGACTATGGCGATTACAATGCCCCTTCTGGCGGATCGGCCGTGTTCGGGGCCGCGACGTGCACCCTGAAGCAATGCGACATCCGCCATCTCGGCACCAATACGACCGGCTATAAGGGCCTGAATTGGTATGCCTATCTGGGGAGCACGACGAACGGCATCCTGGATATCGAGGATTGCAAGATCAGCGATTACTACCAGGCGATCACCTTCGACGGGTCGGTCTCAGGGTCGTCCTGGTCATGCAAGATCAAGCGGAATTATTTCACGGGACGTCGCGGCACATACTCAATCTACTATCCGTCGGCCGTGTTCATCGGCCACGCGATCCAGGACAATACCGAGGCCAACGCGACGGTCAACGGCGACTTCTGCCATTCGGTCTATGCCCCCGGCAACGTGACCTATAGCGGCAACGTGGTCTTCGGGGCATCGGCCTCGGTCCGCGCGGCGAACCTGACGATGGCCGGTTCCGCGAACGGGGTGGCGGCCGGGGGGAATAGTGTCTACAACAACGCCGTCCTCGCCCCGGCCCTGACCGCCGACGCGACCTATTCGGATATCCTGGTGTCCTACTTCGCGGCAGCGACGGACACGACATCCGCGATCTATGGCAATGTCGGATACAACACATACACCGGCATCGATTTAAACGCGGCGTCCGGCGGCGGGTTCCTGGTGAAGAATAACTGGACCCTCAGCAACGCCCACGACTATGGGAGCCAGGGCAATGGGGCGATCGTCAGGGCCGGGACATGGACCCTATTCGGCAGCGTCACGAACCTGACCGGGGCGACTTCCGGCTCGATCGCATTTCTGCTGTACAAGGCGGGCTCCGTGGCTTGCACGGCGTATGTTGATCATTGCACGGTTGTTTATACGGGGTCAGGCACGGGGGGGAACGCGATCTATTTCGGCGACACCAGCGGCCCCGCCAGCGTGAACTGCAAGGCTCGCGGGAACCTTGTCGTCAACATGCAGTATGGGATCAGCGACACGCCCGGGACGACCGGATCGACCTATGCGACCGACAGCCCATACTCCGCCGGGGTACACCACAACGCCTCATACAATTGCGGTTCTTCTTATCAGACTCTTGCGTCGTCATCCTATGGCGGGACGGGCTGGACCGACGGCTCGCACCTCCATCCCAACTCCGTTTACGGCGACCTCGACGGCACGAATCCCGCATTCGTTGATACGACTCGGACGCCCTTGAGCTGGTCCACCTCGCTCGGCGGGGCCGGCACGCTGGCCGACCTGGCCACCCAGTTCAGCCAGCGCTCCGCGGTCGTCGGGACGGCCGACGGGCGCTACACGGTCGCCTCCCTCCTGGCCTATCTCCAGGGCGGCTTCGCCCCGACGGCCTCGGCGACGAAGGCGACCGGATGGTCGAGCGACTCCTACATCGTGGACGCTGCCGGAACGACGTGGCCGGGGGCGACCCCCGGTTATGGGGCCGTGGCCTGGGTCAATCCCGTCTCGATCCCCGTCCTCAACAACAATCGCAGGCGCCGTGTAGCGTCCCTCGACCTCCCGGCCGGGCCGCTGACCCTCACCCTCGACCTCCTCGACCCGCGGCGTCGCATCCGGAAGGCGGCATAAGCACATGGGTATCAGGTTGCTCCGACAGTCCACGGCCGTCACGGTCAAGATCACCCCGATTTTCGGCACTGATGGATTGACGCCGCAGAATGCGGTTGCGCTGCCTTCACGGGTCACCAGTAACACGGCTACATCAGGTTATTTGTTGACATTGAATGGCGTATCGACCCCCCTCTCGGCGGGCGCCGTGTCATCCTGGACGGCCCTCGGGATCGGTGCTTACTCGATCGGCCTCACCACGGCCGACACCGCGACGACGGGCGAGATGTACTTCGCCGTCGTCAATGGCTCCAGCTTCGACTTCATTGAGGAGACCTGGATCGTCCTCCCCCAACCGGTCTTCGACGGCTGGTTCGGCGCGACCAACGGCCTGCCCGCACTCCCCTTCGCCGGGTCGATCGACATCGCCACGCTCTCGGCGACCCTCGCCACCTTGCTGGTCCGGGGCCGACTGGTCTCGACCGGGGTCACGACCCCGGCGACGGCCGATACCTGGTCCACGTCCGGGACCTACAACGGAGAGGCTTATTACAAATCCACCACGCTGGGGACGGCCCAATATGCCTGGTACAACGGCTCCGGATGGACGATCAGCGGCGGACCTCCCGGGACCAACGGCGCCGCCTACTGGACGACGGCCGGAGGCGCCACGGCCACCGGCCCTTATGCGGCACAGGGCACGGCCAGCGGGACTCCGACCGTCACGGCGCACGGCAATGCGATCCTGAGCGGATTCCAGCCTGACGTGTCGCCGCTCACCTCGGTCGCGGCCATCGTCTCGGCGATCTTCCAGGATCTCTTGTCCAGCAGCGATTTCAACACGGCCGGCTCGTTCGGCGCTTTCGTCAAGGCCTGCCTTGCCACGGACGGAGTCCATCTTTCTGCCACCCAGGGGGCTTACGCGCCCCTGCTCGCGAGCAGCTACACGGCACCCGACAACACGGACATCGTATCGGCCCTAGCCGACATCGCCGCCGTGCAGACCTCGGTAGGCGCCGGGCTGGGAACCGCGGTCGCGAACGTGTTCAACCGGATCGGGGCGCCGGCGACGACCTCGATTTCCGCCGATATCCAGACCCGGTCCACCTATGCCGGTGGAGTCGTCGCCGGCGTCGCGAACCTCTCCGGCATGACGCTCGACGGCGGGACCGTCTCCAACAGCCCGGCCCCGACCACGACCACGTTCGCGGCGACCGGGCTACCCACGGGGTTGGTGACCGGCGACCTGAATGGCCAGACCCTGATCTTCCAGACAGGCTCGAAGGCCGGCGTCCGACGCTCGATCGCGACCCACGTGGTCGGCGGCACGACCCACACGATTACCCTGGCCACGGCCATGGGCGGACCCCCGTCCGCCGCCGATACCTTCCTGGTCTGCTGATCATGCCAACCCTCATCGTGCCGGCCACTTACCTGGCCCCGTCGCTATTCGGCCCCGTCGCCAGCAACCCTTATTACGGCGCCACGCTCCCCCTATCGCTGCTCTCGCCGCTCTGGGCCACGCCCGTGGCCGGGCCGGCGGTCGCCTCGATCCCCCGGGCCGGCGACCTCCTGGAGGCGGTCCAGGCCATCCTCCAGGCCTCCCTGGTCGCGCCGGGGACGATCACCTGGGCCGGCACGGGGCTCGCGGTCAAGGGGACCTTGCCGCCTTACGTGCGGATCGGCGACCTCGACGAGCAGCCCGATTACCAGGAGGACGGGTCGGGGCATGCACCGTTCGACGACCTCGGCACGCTGGCGGTGCTCTGCGTCCACTCGACCTCGGATCAGTGCCGGGCGCTCTCCAGGCAGGTCTCGGCGGCGCTGACCGACCCCGTCTACGCGCTGGACGAGGGCGAGCTGCTCATGCTCCGCAGGACGGCCCGGGGCTCGCCGATCTTCGACCGAGACACCTCGATCGACGGCGGCGGCTGCTGGATCTCGCACCTGATGTTCGCCTCGATCGTGGCCAAGACCCTTTAGTTGTCAGCTCTCGCGGGGCGAGGAACCAGCCCCTTCACTCCCGGACGACCCGCCAGCGCCACGCGAAAGGGCGCTCCATGTCCGTGACCGTAGGGGGCCTCTCCAACGTCCAGGCCCAGTTCAACCAGACGCCCGCCACCGGTCCTTTCGCCGGGACCACGGTGGCGCTCCCACCCGTCCGATTCCAGTGCAATTTCACGAACGGGACGACCTCCGATAAGATCGACGGGCTGGGATACGAGAATCTCACCTTCGTCGCCTCGACCCCGCAATCGATCGACATGTCGGCCCTGACCGATGCGTTCAACAACTCGGTCACGAATGCCCACACCGCCTACCTGGCGATCAAGGTGGTCGCGGCCGACGGGGCCTACCTGACCGTCGGCAACGCCGGGTCGAACGAATGGGACGGCTGCATCAGCTCGGGGGGGACCATCAAGGTCTACCCCGGTTCGGCCAACAACGACGGCTTCGTGATCTTCAGCTTCCCGGGCACGACCATCCCGGCCGTCGACTCCACCCACAAGATGCTCAAGCTCGATCCCGGGGCGAATGCCATGACCGTCACCCTCCTGGCAGGCACCCGGTCGGTCTGACCCTACTCCTCCCGCGATCCTTTCCTCCCGCGATCCTTGAATTTAAGGCTGATCCCACATGGCAAAGAGCACTGGCGGCGGCGGCTCGCTGACCGTCGCGGGGACCTCGATCGGTTTCAACACGGTCTCGCCCTCGGTCAAGAAAGACTACGACGACGCGACCGATTCGACCAATTACGACACCGGCACGCAGATCGTCCACAAGACCCAGCTCGCCGTCGCCACCCAGACGACCCTGGAAGTCGAGGGCAAGATCGACCTGACCACCGTGCCCAGCGTCGTCGTGGCGACGATGTATTCCAACCCCGGCGCGGTGAGTTGCGCCCTCAAATACAACGGCTCGTCGACCTACGGCCACGGGCTCGTCGACATCACCGACTTCAAGGGCACCATTGACCCCATGAAGGTCCTGAACTTCACGGCCACCCTGCTCTCTAATGGCGTCTGGACGCCCAACGCCTGATCCTGATCCTGATTCGGGGGGAGCGAGCCGCCCGATAGACCCGCCGAAGATCGGCTCAAATCGACTTCCGGTGATCATTGGATAGTTCCATAGCGGCCCTCACGGGCCAACCCCTGACGATGACAATTGGCAAGAAATCGCTGACATTCTCCAAGCTCACGCTCGATGACCTCGGGTTGCTCCAGGCATGGTGCGACGGCCAGGTCCGCGATCCCTTCGAGGTCGTCGCCGAACAGATAGGTCGTGGTCGATTCACCCGCGCCCAGGAGGAGACCCTGCTCGGCCAGGCGATCAAGCAGGCTTCCGTGCCGAAGCCTAGAATCGGATCGGCCCATTGCAATGAACTGATCGAATCGTTCGAGGGATTCAGCGAGGTCGTGAGGCTTTCCCTGCGCATCGTGCCAGAGTCTGCTCGCGACCCGAAGAGAATCGAAGATGCCCGCGACCATGCCCGCGACGTCGTCCGCTCGATGAACGCGGCCCACGTCGAGCGGCTGATTCGATATCTGGCCCTGCGGGCCGTGACGGGCGATGAGGGCCAGGACGACCCAAAAGCCTCGACTTCTGGGGACTCTACCACGCCGCCCTGATGGCCGGCTGGACACCCGATGAGGTCGGCCGGATGACGATCGAGCAGATTGCCTGCTACGGATCGGCCAAGGCCCCCGATGAGACTGCGCGGGTGCTCGAAACGTTCGAGGACTTCTCGGAAGAAATGGCCCGGATCGAGGCCGAGGATCGCGCCTGGTACCAGTGAAGTGGGGTCAATGAAGAAAGAGACAACCCTTGGCATTCAAGCTCGCGGAATTATTCGTACAGATCGGCGCCAGGGATGACGGCCTCGAAAGGACCCTGGCCGCCATCCGGGGCAAGCTCGGCGCGCTGGCCGGCATGAAATTCCAGTTCGGAGGGGGCCTGGGCGCCGCCCTCGGCCTGGCCGGGGTCGGCCTGGGGATCGGAGCCATCATCCGGGACGCGGTCAGCCTGGAGTCGAAGATGGTTGCGCTGGCCAAGGCGACCGATCTGGAAGGGGACGCCCTGGCCCGGATGAAGCGTGACCTTCTCGAGCTCTCTGTCACCGTCAAGGGGGTCCGACTCGACGCGCTGCTCGAGATCGCCACGTCCGGGGCCAAGCTGGGCATCGCCACCGACGAGCTCGTCAAGTACACCGAAGGGATCGCCAAGGTCAGCAGCGCGATGGACGATCTCCCGGCCGTCGAGATCGCCGATCAGATCGGCAAGCTCAACACGGTCTTTCGCCTCGGCGTCCAGGGCACCCTGCAACTCGGATCGGCGATCGATAAGCTGGCCGACAGCGGCGTCTCCAGCGCCTCGGGCATCCTCAACGTCACCCAGCGAATCAGCGGGTCCGCCTCGGCCGCCCGGATTTCCGCCCAGCAGGCGACCGCACTGTCGGCCGCCCTGCTCGACACCGGCACGCAGAGCGAGCTGGCCGCCTCGGCCCTGCTCGACTTCATCGCCAGCTTGAACCAGGTCGAAGGGCGCAAGGCGATGGCCCGGACCCTGGGCATGGACATCGTCAAGTTCTCGAAGCTGGTGGAGACCCGGCCGATCGAGGCGATCCAGAACTTCCTGGCCGCCGTCAACAAGATGGGCGCCGCCGGGCAGCTCAAGGCGTTCGCCGAGATCGGGATCAAGGGGGACACCCATGGTGCCGAGCTGATGAAGCTGGCCAAGCAGGCGGATACCCTGGGCCGCTACATCGGGCTGGCCAACCACGAATTCCTGAGCCTCGATCAGATCAACAAGAGCTATTCGCAGACCGCCAATACGACCAATGCCCAGCTGGCCGTGATGCAGAATCAGCTCCAGATCCTGGGCGACCGGATCGGCTCGACGTTCCTGCCCGCCATGAACACGGGGCTCTCCCTGCTGGGCGACCTGGGTACCGGCCTGGGCGATATCTTCGCGAATGCCAGTGCGGAAGTCACCGGCTGGGGCCTGGATTTCTCGGGCACGGTGGAGGCGGTCAGCTTCGCCTTCCGCAATCTCGGCGACATCATCCAGCACGCCATGACGAGGGTCGGTGGCGCGATGCTCAACGCCTGGGAGTACCTCAGCTACGGCGGCCAGGTCGTCGGCGCCGTGGCCGGATACCTCCGCGATTCGTTCGTCGAAGCGTTCCAGATGATCCTGACCGCCGCGAACAACCTCAAGGACAACGTCCTGGCGATCGTCCGGGGGCTCTGGGATCACATCCGCAACGGCAGCAAGCAGCCGATCGAGTTCAAGCTCAAGCCGATCCTCGACGGCATGCAGTTCAAGGGCGACGGCCAGTTTCGCCTGCCCGAATTCAAGGGGCTCAGCTCCGTCGACAACCAGCTCGAGGCGATCGAGGACCGGATCAAGGGCCGCGAAGACGAACGGCGCAAGAAGCAACTCGATGCCCAGGGCAAGGCGAAGGTCGGCGGCAACGGCCCCAAAGAGGACAAGGTCATCGACGAAGGCGTTCTCTCCGGCAAGAAAAAGGGCGCGGTCTCCGACGTCGGGGCATTCGCCCGGTCGCTCCAGGAAGCCGTGGGCGGCAAGGGAAACGCGCAGGAGCGGGCCGCCAGGGCGGCCGAGCGGACCGCCGCCGCCGTCGAGAAATTGCCCGACAAGCTCAAGCCCATCCTGGGGATGTTCGGAGGAGGCGTCGAGGGACCGATCTGGGAAGCCGCGGGAATGCCATGATGCAGTTGAAAAGGTAATGCCAAGCCATGCCGGGAAGTCCCACGTTCTATATCGGTGGCGTCGAGTGCGCCCATCGCATGCCTGGCGGACGGATCGCCGCCACGGAAGCCTCGCCCGCCGAAGGACCGCAGGTCTCGATCCCGATCAAATGCGCCTGGGACGATCGCTGGTCGCTGGTGAAGGCGCTCCGGGGGACGTGCACGCTCAACCCCGACGGCCTGACGTTCACGCGCTCTGCCCCCTATGCCCTGACCGATAACCCCAGGTTGGTCTGCGTCTCGACGGGGGCGTTCGAATACATCGGCTCCGCGGTGGACTCGGCCGGCAACCTGGCCAATCCCAACGGCTATGCGGTCGTCCCGGCCAACTTCTCTCCTGTCCCCTGGCAATTCGACGACGGCGACCCATCGGGCCAGAGGGACGCTTCGGGCGAGGCCTGGACCGTCACCAAGATCAAGCCCTCGGCCGAGGTCTATCAGCCACCGGGCGGGAGCTACTGGCTCGGCACGTTCCCTTCGACGACGCCGCTGGACGAGGCCTCGATCGGCTTCCTCCGCGCCAACGTCGAGATCCAGGTCACCCGCAAGTTCCACGCCCTGATGAATCTCGGCGCGATCTGCGACTCGCTGGGCTGCGTCAACAGCACGACGATGCAGTTCGGCGACAAGACGTTCGACGGCGACGGAGGCGGCTCGGACCCAACCGGTGGCACCCTGCTCCTGATCGCCGCCGAGGCCTCCGAACCCTATTTCGACTGCCTCGGCAACCCGGTCATGGATATCAATTATACGTTCCTCGGGCGGACGGTCGCGGGCTGGAACCAGGTCCAGGACCGGACCGGTGCCTGGGTCGCCGTGAACAGCAAGGCCGACGGCACCGGCGACCCTCCCTTCCCGTCCTTCGACTTCACCACCTTACCCCGATGAGTCGAGGTGAGCTAATCGCCCATGTTCGGTTACACAGCACCCAAGGCACGGCCCGGCCGCAAGCTCCAGGCCGGGTCGATCAACCGCCCGGCCGAAGCCGTCGAGCGGCAATCCCGCTCGCGGCCAGGCGGGGCTCTCTCTCAGATCCAGGCGGCGGGCTCGGGACTGACCTACTCGACCTCGAGGAGGAAGTGGCTGATCCGGATCACGGCCGTCGGCACCTCGACCCAGTCCGGCTCCTATTCCTGGCAGGCGATCTACCCGGTCCCCGGCACGCCCGGGACCTATGCCGACCTCGCCGGCTGGACCGGATCGCTCGGCGGTGATGCGTTTTTCGAGGACAACGGGACCTCGACATTGACGGTCGGCACGCGCGTCGAGGTCTATCGCGAATGGTACTCGGGCCAGGTCCGCGCCCAGTTCGCCAAGTGCTGATCGGGAGTCGTCATGTTCGGTCGCTCGCACTCGCCGGCCAGGCCCGGCAAATCGCTCCCGAGCAAGCTGGTGGACTTCGTCCGGTCCGCCGCCGAGGGCGCTTCCCGGAGCCGGGCCGGTCCCGGGATCATGCAGGTCGAGACCCCGTCGGGCAAGCTCGATCGACGTCCCCGGCCCGGGCGGTTCCACGCCAGGTTGACGGGCGGCTATCCCGGCTATTCCTTCGTCGAGGTCTACGGCGTGCCGACGCCCGCGCTCTGGGAAGTCCTGCCGGGCGGCCGTCGCGGTCCCGACCCGGTGCGCAACAGTGCCGCCGCCTACGACCTGAACCTCACGCCCGGCCTCGACGGGCAGGTCGTCGAGCTGACTCCCGTCGCCGGCGGAGCCTGGTACTACTTCGAGTGGAAGTCGAAGCCCAGCGGCAGCCATCCGACGGCCTGCCCCCTCACCGTCCACTTCCAGGATTGCAATGGTTCGGCGATCGCCGGGGCCACCATCACGGTCTACAGTGCGACCGGGGGCATCCTGGCCAGCGGGACCACGGACTCATCGGGCAACTACACATTGCCCGACGTCTACTCGGCCGGGCTGGGCGAGTACTTCATCCTGAGCTACGACGGGGCCAGCTCGGGGATCATCCCGTTCGACGTCGACACGGCGTATAACTGCACTCATGACTATTGCCTGGTCTACGAGCATTGCAAGCTGACGGTCAACATGACCGACCCCGATTCCGTGGCCTGGCTCGTGGGGGGCCAGCCGCCGACGTCCACCACCCCGGGAAATCCGACGGTCTTCCAGTGGAAAGCGATCAGGCCCTGCTGGTTCGATACGTTGGTCCCTTACTTCCCGATCAATGCCGAGGTCTATGCAGGGCCGCCCTACCCGCCTTATGACGATCCTGCCCTCGATGGATACCTCTCGAATTGCCAGGCCGTCACCCTGAATTGCGACGACGACACAACCATCAACATCGATCAATACAACTTCGCGACGGATTACTGGGGGCACTCCGGGGTGTGCGACCTCGGCTGCGAGGCCTACGGCGAAGGGCCGAACCATCGGGGAGTCTTCCCCAAGGTCCTCTACATCACGTTTTACGATGGCTTCGGCATCAGCTTCGGGAGCCTCTCCGGGGTCCCGATCACCATCACCTGGAATGGGTCTTACTACGACAGCGGGTGCCTCTCGAACCCGATCTATGACAGCTTCGGTTCGCCGCCGGCCCTTTGCGCGGACCTCTCGACAGTCACCTTGGGCGGGACCGGCGGCGACTGGGCCGTGCAATTCACGTCCTGGCCCGGGATCGCATGCTCCGGCCCCGTGTCACCCTGCGGGTTTTATTTCAACACCGTCCCGGTGTGCGATCTCACCGCGCCGGTCGACTACAGCTTCGCCGGCGGGGGCGACCTGGCCGCGTTCACCATCACCCAATGACAATCGATCAAATCAACCCACGTTATTATGAACTCGCGGCCCGCGAAGCCCTGCCCTCGCATCGAGGGGCCCGCTACTGGACCGAGCGACTGCGCCGGGCCGAGGCCGAGTTCGCAGGCATGCCGATCCCGCCGCCCTTCCCCTCGGTCGCGCCCGCGGGAGACAGGATTCGCCTCGGCTTGCTCTGCCCCTGCCTGGGTCCGGGCGGGGCCGAGGCCTGGCAGCTCACCCTGGCCCGATCGCTCGACCCATCCCGCTTCGCATGGATGGGCTGCGCCGTCGCGGCCCTGGGCGCGCCGATCGATCCCGCTATGAGGGCCGCGCATGAGGCGATCATGCCCGTCTCGGGCGAGCCGGGGGCGGCGAAGGCCTTGGCCCGGAAGTGCGACATCCTCATCGGCTGGATCGGCCAGGGCCTCCCGTCGATCCTGGCCGGGATCAGCCCGGCTCCCGCGGTCGTGATGGCCTGTCACGCCTCGGCGGATTCAGGCTGGGGAGCGACCGCCTACGAGGATCACGAGGGCATCACGGCCATCGTCGGAGTCTCCGAGCTGGCACGCGAAGCCGTCCCGGAGACGACCCGGGCGAAGGTGCGGGTCGAGATCATCTGGAATGCGGTGGATGCAGTTCGGCTGGAGATCCGCCGCGACAAGGCTTCGATGAGGGCGGCCTGGGGCGTCCCGATCGATGCCCCGGTGGCCGGCTTCCTGGGGCGGCTTTCGCCGGAGAAGCGGCCCGATCTCATGATCGACGCGGCGCGACACCTCCCCGAGCCCTGGCACGTCGTCATCGTGGGCTCGGGTCATGAGCGCGAGCGGCTCGATGTCTCCGGTTTGGGCCGTGTCCGGCTGATCGATGCCGACCTGGCCGCCGGCGACGTCCTGGCCGCGTTCGACGCCCTGGTCGTGCCCAGCGCTTACGAATCGTTCGGCCTCGCCCTGGCCGAGGGCCTGGCCGTCGGCGTCCCGGTCGTCTCCACGCCGGTCGGGCTGGCCAGGCTCGAGCCAGGGCTGACGCGCACGGTACCCCAAGGCGCCGACGGCCGGGAGATCGCCGGGGCGATCCTGGCGGACCTGGCCGACGTCGAGGGGACGAGAGGCCGGGTCGAGCGTGCCCGGAGATTCGCTCGCGAGAGGTTATCCCCGGATCGCTTCGGCCGCGAGTGGGGCGAGATGCTCGCCAGCCTGGTGCCCTCGAAGGCCGGACCCCGGCCCCGGCCATCGGTCGATCCGTCGGTCCGCGATAAGGTCAATGCATGCCCCGATCGGGGAGCGATACTGTCCGTCTCACTCCAGCCCGAAGGATGCCGCTGCGGCGAGCTCTCGGAATGCCGGGCCGGACGAGGCAAGGAGCCCGGCAAGGTCACCCTGCGCGATTGCCTGGACTGCCAGGCGGCCCGTTGAAAGCGATTCCCGGGGCGTCCCGATCCGTCGGGTCCGAGCGATCCTGGCTCCACGCCCCGGGCGGTCTCGCGGCCGGCTTACGGCCGGGCGTTGACGTTGATGTTGGCCTTGGCCTCGACCCTGACGAGCTCGATCACGTTGACCGCGTGGCTGGGATGCCCCTCGTGATAGGTGGTCGTTTCGGGGTCGAAGATGTCCAGGCGCATCCCCAGCTCCCGGCCGATCAGGGCGATCGCCGCCGAGTCGGGGAACCGGCATATCTTCGATCCGAAGGCGGGCGCCAGGGAGATCGAGAGATGCCGGGCCCAGCCGGCCAGGTGGCACTCGATCGTGAACGCCACCCGATAGCCGATCGGCACCGTGCAGCGGAACTCGGGGCCGGCCGGCGATCGCCCGTCGGCCATCAGGGCCTGGAGCGCCTCCAGGGTGAACGGATTCCGCTCGGCGTGCTCCTTCACGCGCCGGAGATCCTCCCTGGCCTCTGTGCTCAGGATCAGCGCTTTCATAGGAGGTACTTCCTTTCCATCCTGACCTTGAACTCCCAGACCGCCTGGAGGATCTCGTCCCGGCTCTTGCCAGGCGCCCAGTTGGCCACGATCTCGATGCCCGAGTCGGACACGAAACCGAAGACGAGCTGCTCGGGTTTCCTGCCGGTGGATTCCGACGGCGGTGGGATCACCTTGGTGGGAGCGATCAGCGCGGGCACGCCCGGAGTCTCGGCGTTGCCGTGAATGGGCGAAGGCGGACCGGAGGCCGGCCTGGTCGTGATCCAGCTCGGCAGGTCCGCCCACTCGGCCTCGGTGATCGGGCCGACGGAGCCTCCCCAATCGGCCGGGTGGTTATTCCTCGCCCATGTCTCGGCGACGTCGAGCGATGGCGCCGTCAGGCAATAAAGCGAGGCACCCTTGGCATTTCGGACCAGGAATTTGGCGGTTGGCGGCCCAATGACCGGGTCGGGATTATTCCGTGCGGAATAATTTCCACTCGGTGCGACCGTCCCAACCTCTCCATTTTCACCCGGATTATTCCGTGCGGAATAAATTCGATTCAGGTCTTGGGCCGGCGCGTCCTCGGCTTCCTCCATCTCGTCGGCGCATCGAGAGCACAGATTCTGGCCGACCCAGGAGCAGGGCTCGCCCGTCTTATCGATGCATTGCGAGCAATCCGCATCGGTGCACCCGCAAATCCGGCATGCCCGCTCCTCCGAGGGCCCGGGATTATTCCGTGCGGAATAATCCGAGGCGGGTGCATCCTCGAACTCGACGTCGATCACGGCCCCCCTGGCCCTCGCCCAGGTCGACGCCTGTGACTGATTCCAGCGATAGTGGACGGCCATCTCCACGCCTGATTCGAGCTGCTTCGGGTCCTCGACCCGAAGCAGCTCGCGGGCGACCGAGGGGGAGAGCTCGCCCGCGATCACCCGGGCCTGGACCGGAGGGGGGAGCTCGAGCAGGGCCAGAGACTTGCTCACCGTCCCCTGGGTGACCCCCAGCTCCTTGCCCACCTGGGCCTGCGTCAGCCCCCGGCGCTCGATCAGGGCCCGGATCGCCTTGGCCTGATCCAGCGGGGACAAGTCCTCCCGGCAGCAATTCTCGATGAGCTGGACGGTGAGGATCTCCTCGGCCGACAGCGGCCGGTCGTAGACGATCGCCGCCAGGTTGAGCAGCCCGGCTCGCCGGGCCGCCCGGTACCGCCGCTCGCCGCAGACGATGATGTACCGATCGATGTCCTCGGCATAGCGGACCCGGATCGGCATGAGCTGGCCATACTCCTTCAGGCTCACGGCCAGCCTATCGATGGCCTCGGCGTCGAACTCCTGGCGGGGCTGGTCCGGGTCGGGCGAGAGCCGAGCGAGAGGGATGACCGCCGCGTCCGCCAGCCTGCCAAGGCCGGCATGTCGAGCGATCGACGGGACCGTGGTCGTGGTCGTGGTCGTGGCGGCGGGGGCATCGGGCTTGCCGGCCTTGGCCTGCAAGCGGGTCGAGCCCATCGACTGGTCGACGTTCGCCTGGTACTTGTTGCGCATCGACTGGAGTTTCGAGGCCATGGCTCAGAGGACCTCCATCATAGGTGAGGAGATCCCGGCCTGCCGAAGGACCTCGACGGAGAGGGCACGCATCGCCACGGCCGCCGCCGATCGCGGCGCGTAGTGTTGGACCGGCTTCCGTGCCATGATCGCCTCGACATAGGCCACCGCGTCGGGCACGCGCGTCTCGAAGACCTCCCGGCCATAGAGGCGCCTGAGCCGATCCTCGTAGAACCGGTGCACGGTCTTGCGGGCCACGACGCGCGTGAGCAGGTAGCCCAGCACCGTCAGCCGGGGGTTCGGGCCCTCGACCACCAGGGCGACCGACTCCAGCACGTCGGCCAGCCCCTGGCTGGCATAGTCCTCCGGTTGCAGCGGCACGATGAGGTGGTCGGCCGCCACCAGCGCCGTCCACGAGGCCAGGTGGAGATTCGGCGGGCAATCGACCAGCGCCAGGTCGTAACCCTCGATCGATCCCAGGAACCCGTCGAGGGCGAACTGGCGATCGGGATCGACCTCGGAGGGACACGGCACGTTCCAGCGGGCGCAGGCCCTCGAGCCCGGCACCAGGTCGACGCCGGCGATCGACGTCGGCCGGATCAACGCGCCCGGGTGGGGGTCGCCCCCCTGGTGGACGGCGGCGATCGTCGAGGCAGGGTCCAGGTCCCTGGCCTCGTCGGGCCCGAACAGCCCCTGGGTGAGCGAGCTCTGCGGGTCGTTGTCCACCAGCAGCACCCGGAGCCCCCGGCCGGCGAACGCGCCGGCCAGGTGGTGGCAGGTCGACGTCTTGCCGACGCCGCCCTTCTGATTCAGGAAGGCGATCGTCTTCATGGGACCTGCTCCTCCTCCAGCCCGAAGGCGAAATAGGACCCGCCATTGCGAGACTTCACGGCGGCCGCCTTGACGATCAGGCCGGCCCCGTCGCGGAACAGCGGAGGCAGCAAGGTCGAGCCGTCGAGCGCCTTGCGGCCGGCCTCGGCGACCGTGTAGACCTCGGCGCCGGGGACATCGTCCAGGGTGAACCGCGTGCCGACGGTCAGCCACAGGAGGTCGAGCTTGACGCGAGGTCGGGTCATGATCTCACCGCCTTCCGCTTCGGCTTGCTCCGGGATGCTTCGATCGGCTCGTCGTCGAAGAATCCGAAGGCAAGCTGGCCGGGGATCGGGCCATCCGTCCAGGTGGACGGCCCGAATGGTTTTTCCGCCCATTCTCGCGGCTCGGGTCCGGATTCAGGCTGACAGGGCGCGGGTACCGGCTCGGGCCGATCTGGCCTGACCAGCGCCAGCCCTCCCTCGTTTCGCTTGGCCAGGACAAGGGCGTTGATCGGATCATGGACCTTGCCGTCGGGGGTGTACAGATAGCTAGGCGTCCCCTTGCGGGCGATCAGCGAGGCACGGTTGCCGTCGCCGAGATAGGAACCATCGGGCGCGATGATCGTGAAAAAAGGCTCCTCTCCCAACGCGACGTGACGCCTGAATCCGGTCGGCGTCAACGAGCCGTGCTCGTCCTTCATCGGATAGAAGAGCGTGGCCGTGTTCGTGCCGTGAGTCGAGACCCAGAGGCCATCGAAATCGCGGTGATAGACCGTGATCTCGGGCCTGTAGACAAGGATTTTCACCGGGCACCCCCCTTCCCGGCTTCGAGCCGATCCAGGCGGTTGCGCAGCTCGACGAGCTGGGCTTCCATCGCGCGGAGCCGATGCTCGACCGAGCCCGTGGTGATCTGGATCGACCGGGGCGCCGACGCCTGCTCGATCGCCGCCTCGCGGGCCTCCTTCGCCGCGGCCTCGATCTTGGGGTCGGCCAGGGGCGCGGTGCGATTGACGATGATCGCCAGCGCGGCGAACGAGAGTGCCACGGGCAGGGCCACGGGGGCCAGCCGGGAGAAGAATTGGCCCGTCTTCATCGGCCACCTCCGATCGTTTGCGGTGTCGACGCCGTCGCCAGCGCGTACGCCGGCAGCGACTGGTGTCCGTTCATCCGGGGCACCATGACGCGGCGAAGCAGGCCGTCGGAGACCATGACCAGGAGCACATCCTGGATGTCCTGGCCGGGCCTGGGTCGCACGGTGTACTCGCGGATCTGGCTGGCCGTCATGGCCCGGCCCGGCTTCGAGGCCAGTTCCTGATAGATCCTGGCCCGCAGGAGAGTGGGACGGTGGTTCACCGGCCACCCCCTCTCTCGTCATTCGTCAGCTTGACGTAGGCCCACCAGCCCGCTCCCAGGGCGGGGGGAATGACGCAGGCGGCGATGCCGAACCCCTTCAGCTCGTCCGGCCACAGGCCGGCGAGAGGGAGCAAGGCCGGCCAGGCGAAGCACCTCAGCGAGGATCGGCGCCGGGATGCACGGGGATCGAGACCTTGCCGCCGATCTCCCGGAGATTGGCCAGGTCGGCATGGCGATAATGGGCCTTGCTGGTGCGGATCGTGGTGTGCCGCAAGGCCCTCTGGATCTGCGGATCGGTCAGGCCCCACGCCCCTTCGGCGTGAGTCGCCCAGGAATGGCGCAGGCTTTGAAAGGTGAAGCCCTCGATTCCCAGCTCCTTGGCCCGAGCCTTGAGCCGGTCGAGCGGCTTGCGGCCGGGCAACCCGCCGGTCCAGGGGCCAATCCGCCGCACGCCCGGGAACGCCCATTCGCAATGGACCACGGCAAACCAACCGGAGAGCAGCTCGCCCAGGGCGGCCGGGATCGGGACCGGCTGCGCCGAGGCCCGGGTCTTCAGCTTCCGCCGTGACGAGATGGTGAACACGCCGTTCACCAGGTCGAAGTCCTCGACCTTCGCATGGAACGCCTCGCCGGCCCGGACCCCCGTGAAGGCGATCGTCGAGGCCAGCGTCAGGAGCCGATGATCCTCCCATGACGTGGCCGAGAGCGCCCGCAGGTGACCCAGGACGGCCCCGATCGCCTCCAGCGAATGGTGCCGGACGCAACCCGGATCTTCGAGCTGAGCCCAGTCGTTCAGCGACCGGATGCCGAACGGGGATCGCCGGAGATAACCCTTGGCGATCGCCAGGTTGCAGGCCCGCCGGAAGTTGATCAGGAGCGACCTGACGGTCCAGCAACTCCGGCCCGGATGGGCGCGTTTCCATCGCACGATGGCCAGGTCGTCCAGGTCCGAGGTCTTGCGTAGGCCCTCGACCTGGCCGAACTCGCGGAGAGTCTGGCGCATCTTGCGATAGGTGCCTCGCGACGTCTCGCTCAGATAAAGCTCCTCGACCTCGGCGACGAATCGCGGGTAAGGGATGGCCGGCATGGGCTTGCTCCTGGTCCACGGGCGGTGACTGGGAAACCATCGGGACACGTCGCCCGACAAGCCAGTATGCCAGCGCCAGGACACACCCGACCCATCCAAAGATGAAATCGGCGCAATGTTCGCCACGGTTCAAATTGGGAAAGCTGGCGAAACCTTGACGGCTACGGAACCGAAGGTTAGAGGTTCGAATCCTCTCGGGTGTATTCGCGGGAGATGACGCCGAAATCGGGATCAAAATCAGCCCGAAAATCGACGTAACTCCTGCCCAATTCTCACTTTCTGCTCTTGACATGGGGCCCGTCCTCCTGTACAATTGTTGGTTAGTGAGAGTTCGTCACGAGGGGCCGGCCGGGGTACTTGTCACGGTGACCCGGCCGGCTCTGTTTCGGCCAGGATGGCCATGCAGAGCGATCGCAGCAATTGCGGCTTGCTGGCGGCCAGCGGGCAATCGGCCAGGGCCCGAGCCTCGATCGGCCTGCGGCTATCGGCGGGAAGTGCGTCCCATCGGGCGCCGATGGCGGCCCTTTCGGCGTCGATCCGGGCCTCCTGGCGTCGCTTTTCGGCCCGGGCTTCGCCCTCGGCCTGGCTGGCGGCCCGCACCTCCTGGGCGGGGCGGGGAGGTGGCTTGGCGACGCGCATGATCGATTTTCCCTCGGCCGACCAGTTCGCCAGGATCGAGTCGCCATAACCGCCCGGGTCATGGACTCGGGAGCGAGCGGCCCTGGCGCCGACCTCGGCGATGGCCCGGGCGACCCACTCGGCGCGGTAGACGCCAGTCCAGGTGCGCGAGCGGGACTCCAGGGCCGACCGGACTTCGGGGTTGGGGATCGCCGCCAGGGCCGCGGCGACGGCAGGCTCGGGGGGCACTTCGGGGTCCGGGGCGGTCGCGATATGGGCCTCTCCCCTCTGCTCCTCCAGCGAAGCCTGGACGACGACCTCGACCTGGACATCGGTTCCAGGTTCCGGGTCTTGCGTGGGCGTGCGCGAGGTCGTCGTCTTTGTTTCTTCCTCTGTGAATTCCTCTTCTTTCTTATCTGGCGCCGATTTCGGCGCCCTACCGCCAGGAATCGGCGCCCTGGCGCCGATGCGGCCTGGGGGGTTTGGGGGGTCTTCCAGCCAATGGCAGCGGTAGAGGGTCCGGTGCTCGCCGCCCACGAAGACGGCTTCGCGGCTCATCTGGCCGATCGATTCGAGGTATCGGATCGCCGTGCGGAACGTGCTCACCCCCAGCTGGCCCTCATTCGCCAGGTACGTCTGGGTGTCGTAGGTGCCCGTCGAGCCATAGCGACGGCAGGCGTTGGCCAGGATCTCGGCCGCGTCGCGCACGGACTGGCGGACCCGGATCGACTTGAGATAGGCGACCAGCTCCAGGGTGCGCCGGTCGGGGATCGGCGACGGCGGTCGTGGTGGTCGAGGCCCGCGACGTCGGCGCGTACCTTCGACGGATGGGCCGGATGGGCCCATGGACGGGAAATAGGTTGCTGTCGTCACGAGAGGCCCTGTTCAGTCGCGGCGAGCGGACGTACTTGTCACGGTGAATCCGCAGGCCAGGCGATACGGGACGGACGGATGGATGCTTGACGGTGACTATATGGGCCCTGGCCGCTCAATTCACCGGCCGGGCGAGGACTGCTTACCAACCCGGTGTTAATGGATCGGGAGTTGTCGATTCCGGCCGACTGTCCAAGCAGGCCTGGTAATCTTCACGAAGTCGCGTAAGGAGCATGTCTCTCAAATAGGCCAGCGGCGCAACTCCTTTCATCCCTGCGACGGATTCGATGTAAAAGACGATGCTGTGATCAAAGACGTCCGTGAAGGCGTTCTTTTCTTGCGCCCGATCGTACCTGTAGCGCGCCTGTTCACGGGCAAGATCGACGATCCACTTGGGATGTTCGCTGAGAAGGAATTCGATCTTGGTCTGATCGAGCAAGTCGATTTCCTTGATGTAATGGAAATGAGGGATTGCGATCGACGGTTCTTCCTCGTGAACAAGATGGTTGCGATCGAAATAGGCAAGGATGCGGTCCCCATGACGAAAGTCCGCGAGATCATAAAATTCAAAGTTTGGATCTCTTTCGGCAACATCCCAATAAATCTCGTCTTGTATATATTCGGTTCGTTCGCCAAAACGCGAATCGAATGACGCCCGTTCATGGGCGATAGCATGGCCTAGAAACCCTCTCAATTCACGAATGATGGAGGCGTGATTTCTCAGATGACTCTCTCGGTCGTCGTGGTTGATAATCCGGTCGCTTAGTCTCTCAACCAATGCGATGGATTCCCTTATCCGCGAAGAAGGCATATTTGGTATGTCGCCCCAGTGAATTGCCTCCCAGTCAATCTGGGTATCGCTGAGAATCGCCGCGCGTTTTTCCGTATCCAATCCCAAAATAACCAGCATCGAAGAGGTTGATTTGGGCGGGGACACGCTAATGCGTTTCGAAGGGGGATTCCCAGGAGGCGGCTTCCTCTCGCGATTCCCACTCATGAGAACCTCATTTTTGCTTTCGACGGTTAGTCGGTCAGTCGAGCGAGGCCAGGGAAAATCAGGTCAAGAGACGGGCGATGACGTGGTGGCCAACCTGCTGGGGCGGCCCGAAGCGGGATGCGCGGCGCGCACCCCATCACGATTGTTAACCGCGAATCGCGGTCGCGCCAAGGGAGGCATGGGTGATGACGATGGATTTCGCCTAATAAGGTGGCAAGCCGTGTCCACCCGGGCCTTTGCCGTGATTCGGGGGAGTCCTCTTGGCATCACGCCGGCGCCGGTAGTAAGCTTGGTCGATGCGAGCGCATGGGGCGCGCTCCGGAAAACACCGATCGGGGAGAGATCTTGATGACACCTCAGCTCTCGGAATCCCGCGTCGAGCCGCCCGGGAGGACTGGCCGAGGCCGGAGCTGGCGCGAGGACAGGCCCGATTATCGCTTTGCCTACGAGTACCACGTGACCTACCGGGATGGCCAGCGCAAGAGCATGGTGAGGGCCAGCCGGCGCCGGAGCGTGGAAAAAGTGGCCGATGAAATCAACCGCGGCGGGAACGCGGTCAAGATCGAGCTGGTCAGGGTCCTGAACAGGGCCGAGTACCTGGAAGATCTCAAGGCGAAAGGGAAGTACTTCCAGGCGCTGATGCAGGATGAGGAGATCTCGAGGACGATGGAGGCGCCTGCGCCTGCGCCTGCCACTGCCCCATCGCCATGCCCGATCCCGATGCCACGATCGCCCGAGACGATCGAGCCCGACGTGCGGGCCCTGGCGATCCGCGTCGCCGCGCTGGCCGGCCGGGATATGACCGCGTCGCTGAACGAGCTGCTGAGGCAGATCCTCAAAGACTCGCTGGTCGAACAGGCCCGGAAGATCGTGGCGGATCATCGCTGACGTCCCCTCGCCTGTCCGCTCTCGGCCGGCAGCTCGCCCTTCCAAACCCGGATCGCGATCACGAGCAGCTCGGCCGAGTCGCCGAACCGGCGGAAGTCGGCCACGTCCCGGTCCATCCCGTCGGCCAGCCGCCCCCAGTTGTTCCCCGCGTGGGTGTCGTGGATATTCCAGACCTCGGAAAATTCGCCCGAATTGAGCCCGGTCCGCCGCACGAACCGGGCCGCGAACGCGAGGCCAAATTGCCCGAAGATCAGGTAACACTCGCCCGCCTTCGCCGTGCCTAGCATGGAAAAACTACTCCTGATCATCTGAAAGAAAATCAGCAATCTCTTTCCCCAGCCCAAGCCCGAGCCCCAGCCCAAGCCCAAGCCCGAGCCCAAGCCCGAGCCCGAGCCCCAGCCCGAGCCCGAGCCCCAGCCCAAGCCCAAGCCCGAGCCCGAGCCCAAGCCCAAGCCCAAGCCCGAGCCCAAGCCCGAGCCCGAGCCCGAGCCCGAGCCCCAGCCCGAGCCCCAGCCCAAGCCCAAGCCCGAGCCCGAGCCCCAGCCCGAGCCCAAGCCCAAGCCCCAGCCCGAGCCCAAGCCCGAGCCCCAGCCCCAAAGGTCGTTCAAGAGATCCGTCGTGCAAGCCCGAAGTGCTTCGGACTCGAATTGCAGGCCGACCTCCTCGAACCAATCGGCGGCGATGAGTCCGGAATCGGGGTCGCAGGCCAGGATCGCCATGCCCTCGTCGATGGGTATCATGATGCCAGCACCTGCTCGACCTCTCGCGTCTGGAGCTTGCGGACGGCTTCCGCGTAAGCCTGGTCCACCTGGGCCGCATCCCAATCGATCATGCGGCCAGGGAAGTCCTGGAGCTTGGCCCATGAGTTCAGGTACTTCAAGAGGCCGACCTCATGCCGCTGCTCCTGCTCCTTGCAGAAGGCGAAGAGCGCCCGGCCGCTCTGGGGGGCCTTGCCCTGGCCCTGGCCCTGGCCGATGGGCTTGCCCTGACCATACTGGCGCTGCTGGTCGGTGTAGGGCGGCCGTGCCTGGGAAGGGAGGGAGTCGGGAGACGACGGCGCCTTCGCGGCCGGGATCGGCGCGGCGACCGGTTCATCCCGGGCAAATCGAGGCACCCCGTCGCGATAGAGGTAGCGTCCAACTCCGAACTTGACGGCGGCCCGCTTGAAGGCGTCCGAAAAGCCGCTCTTGTCGTCGTCGCCGGCGTCGGGCATCCCGGCATAGCCGCCCGCGTCCGCCTTGGTCAGGGTCGAGCCGTCCGGCAATCGCACCGTCAGGCGGCAGAGGACCGAATGCTCGCCGGGGACATATTCATCCCACCAGTTCTCTGGGCCAAGGACGGAATCGAGGCGATTCATCGCGACCCTGGAGGTGATGTACTGGACTTGCTTGCCCCCCTGGGATCGGGTGCGCGTTTCCTGGTTGTCGAAAGGCGCGGCCAGGGCGGCGAAGAGATCGGGAAACTGGGTCATGGCTTGTTGCTCCGATGCGCGATGGTGATGGGCCGGCCCGCGTCGTCGACCCAGTAGACGAAGGACGACCCCTCGTTGAGCTGGAGGATCGAGGCCAGCGCGAGCGTGACTCCCGAAGGATCTTGGGCACGGAGGGGCGCCTCTCCCCCGCCCTCGGGGGGAGAGGCCGCGACGATCCGGTAGGTCGTCGCGCGAGGGCCCGGATTCAGCACGAACCTCTCGCCAGGCGCGAGCGTGAAGACGTTCCACTTGCAAATCGTCCCGGATGTCACGCCCATGCCCTCCCCGCGCGGGCCGGGTGGGGGCCGACCCGCAGCGACCAGCTCGGGTCTTCGAATCCGGCCCCGATCCGGTCGAGCCGGAGCCGGCCGAAGTGCTTCCAGGCCAGCATCTCGAAGGTCTCCAGGTCGGAGCAGGCCGGCCAGATCTCGTCGCCCTGGCAGCGGGCCAGGACCTCCACGGCCGTGCCGAAGGGGCAGCCCAGCACGCGGACGACGAAGTCGAGCGCGTGGACCCGGTCCTCGTCGGTTAATGTGTCCATGACGCGGCCCCTTCGCGATCGGGGGTGGGGGTGGGGCTGGGCGTGGGGGCGATCACCTCGACGGCGATCCGGTAGCCGTCCTCGTCGCGGATCGGGTCGGGCGACGTCATCCGCCGGACCTCGACCTCGAGCCCGGTCTGTTCGGCATGCTCCCGGGCCAGGTGCCGGACCTGGTTGAGCGCCCGGGCCTGGCACCGGGAGCGGAACAGGGCCTTGCCGCCGTTGCGTGAGACCGACCAGACTCCGTTGAAATAGATCAGCCGGAAGGTGGTCCTGGGCTCGATCGGCCCGGCGTCGATTCGCAGGCTATCGTCCATCGCGGGGATCTCCGGGTGAATGGTTGGCGGCGAGCAAGCGGAACGCGGCCAGGGCGGTATCGGGGTCGGTGGTGGCGATCAGGTCGGGGCCATCGGCGATGGGAAGGCCGATCGTCAGCAGTTCGGCGTTGACCTCGGCGAACGTCGCATCCCAGCTCGCGGCGAGGTGGTGGACAAGCCGCGAGTAGGCGACCGGATCGAGCCGGGTCAGGTCGGCCAGGTAAGTCCAGCGGACCGCGCCGTCGGTGAACCGGGTTTCCTCGGGCGGCCCGGGCTGGATCGGGATCGAGTAGCCGAGCAGCGCGTGCAGCCAGAACCTGGCTCGCGAGCTGGCGGGGTCGATCACGGCAAAGACGGGTGAGTCAGGCAAGAGAAACGCTCCTTTGGGTCCGGGCCGCCCGCAAATGACTGGCGAGCGGCCCTGATTTCCGTCCGATCAATCACCGCTCGCAACCGATCATCACGTCCTCGTCACGCACCTGGTTCAGGCCGTCGAAGTGATCCTCCAGCCGCAACGTCTCCTCGTAGTCGACCCACGCCTCGAACTTGGCATCCTCCCTGGCCTCCTCGATCCCCTCCCGGACCCCCGCCGCGAACGCCTCGGCCTCGGCCTCGTCCAGCCCGGCCGGCGCCTCGATGCGATCCATCGAGGCTGCCAGCGTCCGGCCCAGCTCGCGGGCACCGGCCAGTTGCCGGGCCCGCTTGCCATGCCGGACGCCCAGCGTGAACCGCAAGGCCATCGCCTCGGTGCGGCCGGGGGACCAGGGCATCCGGGGATCTTCGCCGTCGCGGGCCAGGCGATACCCCGTGTCGTAAGCCTCGTCTTCGGGCGAGGGGTCGCGGGACAAGGCCTCGTCCCGCTCGTGGACATAGGGGACATCGAAAGCGAGGGCGGATTCGATCGCATCAACATGCTCGATCCTCTCGGGAAGGCCGACGATCTGGACGACGTGCGATGCGTAGGGTAGAGTCAACATCAGTTCCTCCTTACCGACATGGGGCGGGACTTCCGGCTCGTCAGTGCTAACGACACTGGCGGGCCTTTTTCATGCGCCGGGCCGACCGTTTCGACCCGACACGTATATTGTGCTACAGAAAACAATAAAAATCAATAGGCCACTGGAATTATTTGAAGGGGAGGGTAAGATTTGACTATCGGATCTGGAAATGTTTGCTGCATTGTCCTACAGGCGATACGTTATGTAGGACAATGTGGCTCCCTATACCCTGGGAGTTCGAAGCGATGGCAGCAGGCATGGCGAAGGACATGGGACGGAAGAAGAAGCTGGCTTCCAAGCCCGGTGAACTTCCTCCCGCCGTTTACGGCGTTAGGATGTCTCGCGATTATCTCGATTGGCTTGAACGACTTTCCGAGAAGGAAAGATGTGGGAAGGCCGATGTGATCGATCGTGCTCTTGCCAAATATGCCGATATCATCGGATTTGAGCCCCCGCCCAAACGATGAGGCACTGACGATGCCGATCCAGTTCGCTTGCAAGTCGTGCGGTAAGCAATTCGCGGTGAAGGACGAGTTGGCTGGCAAGAAGGGAAAATGCAATCAATGCGGGGCCGAGACGAGGGTGCCGACGCCTTCCCCGTCGCCCGAGATGAGGCCCTCTCCCCCGTCGGCACCCGCCCCTTCCCCTCTTCCCGTCACGCCAGCACGCATCGAAACGGTGTCATTCGCCCCGGTCCCGGCCACCGCCAATGTCCAGGTGGTCATGAATAATCCGCCCCAGTCCAAGGGGGTTAATGGGCTGGGTGTCGCGGGGGTGATCTTTGGGATACTGGCGGCCTTGATTTGCTGGATACCGCTTGTCAATCTGCTGGCGTTGCCCCTGATTTTCGTCGGTGGATTGCTCGCGATTGTCGGTGTTCTTGTCGCCCTCACCGGCAAGAAGAGTGGTGTGGGGTGGCCAATCGCTGGCGTCTCGCTCAATGCCTTTGCATTTGCGGTTCTCTTGTTCATGAATTTGGTGGTTGGCGGCGTGGCCGTCGACGCCGCTAGGAAGGCGGCCAAGGAGGCGCAGGTCAAGGCGAGACAGGCAGAGGCTCAAGCGAAAGCGAAGATTGAGGCGCCTCAAATTGACACGTCATCCGACGCCGTGCTGGATGCCTCGATCAAGGCGATCAACGATTCCTTGGATGAAGAGGGAAAGAAGCAATTTCAGGCCGACTGCATCACGGTTACCATGCTGAAAGCAATGCCCGAGATGATGAAATCCGCATTCAGCGGTAAGAAAGCCGAGTCGCCGAAGAAGACGGTGTTATTCGAGCCGCTCGAAGGCCTGAATGCTGAACAGGTGCATGAGAAGGCCGAAGAAATCCGGCGGGATCTGGATCGCAAGAAGGCAGCCAATCCATAATTTGAGGCTTGCTATCAGCCGGGCGTATCAAGGCCTTGACGGGCAAGTGAGACCACCATGCCCGACGCCACATCCGGCCTGCTGCTGCGGCCGCCAGCTTCGTTTCGATCACCGTCGTGTTACGATGGAGGCCGCCTTCGCACGATCAGTTGACCTCGGAATATCAGCCCCAGCGGGGCAAATGAGGCGGCGATGTCCTGGGCATCCTACCGGACGGCGGACGATCAGATCCCGGAACACCCGAGCGCCACGGCCGCCGAGGTGGGTTTCAATCTGGAGGACGTCGGCGCCGTGGAGTTCGGCCCGGCGACGGGCCTCGACGGGCCTCCGTGGTGCATCGTGCGCCTCCGCTGGGGCCTCTCCTATCGCCTGAGCGGGGCGGATGCGGCACGTTTCCTGGGCGACTTCCGCTCGACCCGCACGCTCTCCATCGTCCGGGCTGCCGAATAGCCACCATGCCCGACGCCACATCCGGCCTGCTGCTGCTGGTCCTCGCCGTCGTGGGCCTCATCATCTACGCCACGCCCGACGATACGTGGCTGGGGCGGGCGATCCGAGGGTTGAGCGAGACGTGCGAGGATGAAGAGGAAGGATGAAAATCAGGGAGTCAGGCACGCGATGGCGAAGAATTGCAAAGTTCATGCTTATTCGATCATCCCCGAGGGAGGCTGCGCCGAGGACATCGATGGGCTTCTTCGCGCGTTCGCGAACCGGAAGAAGTTGATCCGCTTCAAATCGAACGACGGCGATTACGCGATCGATGATGCGCACAATCGCCGGGCCGGGGGCAAGCCGGCGTTCACGGCGACGATCTTCAAGCTACGCTCGACGGAACTCCCGTCCGTGATCGACGGCGATGGAGTCAAGCGGCTGCCGCTCGCGGAGGATACCCACCTCGGGGAGCCGATCTGCTTCGCCTATGATCCGTCCCGGCAGGTCGCGGTGGTCCAGAGTTCGGCGAGCGGGCCGAGGGCCCAGGTCATTTCGCACTTCCTTGACGAGCTGAGATTCCCGTATCACGTCGAGGTCGAGCCGCTCCTCAGGAGGGACATGATCGAACGGCTGGAGAAGACGAGCGTCTTCCGGTCGCTGGAATTCAAGATCCGCAGGCCTGCCAGGCAGGCCAGGGCGGCGTTGGGAAACGCCGGGCTCCCGATCGAGAGGGCCCTGGAGGCGATGGAGGACGTCGACGCCGCGACGATCGGGATGCAACTCTCGATCGGGAATGGGAAGGGCGAGCTCATGGCCGACAAGGTCAAGTCCTACGTCAAGCGGCTGTTCATGATGGGGAGCACGGACGTGACCTCGCTGAAGGTGAGCGGCGTCGAGAAGGAGGGGAGCAAGGCCGTCATTCTCGACATGCTGGGCGCGCGGGTCGAGTATCTTGTTGAACTGAAGGCGTCCGGGAGAGAATGGGATCGGGACCATTGCCAGAGGCAGCTTGCCGGCTTTTTGCAGGAGGTTGACCCTGAAGCCCGCGAGAATGATGACCGATGAGGCCCCGTCGCCAAACTTGTCCCCGCTCCCTCCGCTCGGGTGGTACCCTCGGCTCCGGAGTTCGGCGGCCGCCCTCCTGGGCAAGTACCTCGACGGGAGGGTTCGCCCTCTCCTGTATGGTCTGGCGGCGGCCCTCGTCGCCTGGGCCTGGTTCCCCGCCAAGGGGGCCGACAAGCTCGCTGTGGATGTGCTGCCGACGGCCGTGAGCGCCACGGCGATGCTCGCGGGCTTGATGGCCGTGGCCCAATCGGTCTTGCTGGCGCTGATCGACAAGCCGATCATCGCGTACCTCAAGAATGAGGGTTACTATCCGACCCTGATCGAGTATCAGGCGGCGGCATTCTGGACCCAGCTCCGCTTCATCGCGGCATGCCTGATCGTGATGGTCATCCGCACGGCCCAGTATCAGGGAGCGACCTATCTCTCCCTCGTGGGACCCGTCCTTGCCTTCCTCGGGGTCTGGGCCTGGTCGTGCACATGCCGGCAGATGAACCTCATGTTCCTCCTGCTGAGGAAGAAAGACGGGAAGGCGAGCCAGGGCGGCTAAGATAAAGGGGTGCAGAGCCGTCATCATCTTCCAAGCCGAAGTGACGAGCCCGGACCCTGGCCGCGCGGCGCCTCCCGACCCTGGCGAGCACTTCCCTCGCCTGCCAGAGGTATCTCGCATAACCGATCATGACTCCGATCACGATCGCGATCGCCAGGCAGGCGACCACCATGATGAGGATTCCCACCGCGTACATCATGCAGTGGAGGGCGTATTCCAGGTCCTCGATCATACGTGTCTCTGGGCAGGAGCAGCCCGTACCGCTCTGACTTCACGACACTCGATTATCGTGGGAGCAGCCGATTAGCCGCAGCAGCTCCCGGGCCCGAGCCTCGACGCCGCGCTCCCGGACCGGCTTGCCGTCACGCCACTGCTCGTAGTGGGCCCACTCGTGGGCCAGGACGTGCGGCAGCATGTCGGACAGCCAGTCCTCGTCGCCGATGTCGTCGGGTTTCTCGCCGGCGATGTAGATGGTCGGCCGCAAGACCTCACCCGGCGGATCGTCGAAGGCTCCCCAGCCGAAGCCTCGGCCGTTGGTCACGCACGGAGCCGGGGCGATCCGGATCCGGAGCTTCGCCGTCTCCGGACTGACCCTGGCCAGGGCCCTGGCCGTCTCGCGGATCACGCGCACGGCGTCCGGCCGCTGGCCTCGACTGTGGATGATGCGCATGACGGTCGCTCGTGCTTGAATCGCCGGCCGGGAGACAGCAGGGCCGCCCTGGAGAGCGGCCCTGCTGGGGGATAAGCATCACGCCGGCCAACCCGACTCGAGGCCAGGTCAGCCTGCGAAGGTGGGGTTAAGCACCCGGGCCGGGACTGGAAAAAATGCTCAAAACCTCATCCCGGTGGGCCATCGGCGGCTAACACCCCAGCCCGCGACTCGCCGCCGAGCCTGACCTATCTTACGGCCGGGTCCGGCCGGGCGCTAGCGATATCTCGCGCATATTTTCCGAAAACACGGTTTGGCGCGTCCCAAAATAAAGATCATTTATTCAGGGGAGATGATAAGACGCCAGGGTTGATGGTGAGAACATGGAGACCGGAATAAGATCCGAAAGTGAACCGAAAGAGACGCATTGCCTCGTGGTGGGGCCACGCCTCAAGATCCTCCGTCGGGAGCGGGGCTGGAGCCAGCGCGACCTGGCCCGGGCGTCCGGGCTTTCGCTGGCCTGCGTGTTCAACGTCGAACGAGGCCGGTCGGGGCTGCTCCGCGACTCGACCCTGGCCCGGCTCGCGCGGGCACTGGGCGTCTCCGTCGGCGAGCTGACGGGGCGATTCCCGATCCGGCTCGACACCCCCGAAGAATGCCGGGCCTACCTGGCCTTTCATTCCGTGTCGGATTGGGAGTCGGAGTCGGAGTCGGGTGACAAACGGCCCGACCTGGCCGACTTCCACCCCGAGCAATCCGGCCGGCGGCTCTACCCCGACGAGCTTCCCGCCAGGGCCGACGTCGAGGTATATCACCGGCTCTTCCCCGGATTGACCTCGGTGGCGATCGGCCAGGTCGCCGCTCGGGAGGACTTCCCGGCCGGGGCGCCGATCGACCCCGCCGCGGTCCTCTGGTCCGAGGCGTACCAGGGGTGGCTCCATGCCCCGGGCTCGGGGCCTGTCCGGCCCCGACCGGAGCCGGACAAGGGCAAGCCCCTGAAAGTTATGACATCCGACAGCATCGATTCATGACAACTGTCCACATGTCAGAGATCAGCAAAACCGCAATTGGCAGCGTGAAACAAGGCAAATGGAGCGATGGCACACGAACCCCTTAAAGTCTTCGGGTATGCGAGAGTCAGCACCGCCGAACAAGCCCGCGACGGGGTGAGCCTGAGGGCCCAGCGCGACAAGATCGAGCAATTCTGCCGGCTCCATGAGCTGGAGCTGCTCACCACGATCGAGGACCCTGGCGCCTCGGCCAAGACGCTCGACCGGCCCGGGCTGAATTCGATCTTCAAACTGATCGACGCCGGGAAAGCCGGCGGCCTGGTCGTCGCCAAGCTCGACCGGTTGACCCGATCGCTGGTGGACCTGGGCCGCCTGGTGGAGTCCCATTTCGGCGGCGATCGCCCGAGGGCCCAGTTGCTCTCCGTGTCCGACTCGATCGACACCCGGACCGCCAACGGCCGCATGGTGATGAACCTGATCATCATGCTGGCGCAGTGGGAGCGGGAAACGATCGTCGAGCGGACCAATGACGCGTTCGCGGCCAAACGATCGAATGGCGAGGTCTGCGGGCACGCTGCCTATGGCACCACGGTCGATCCGGGCGATCCAAGGCGATCCAAGGACGGCCGGCCCATCGCCGTCGTGCCCAATCCCGCCGAGCTCGAGGTGCTGGCCTTGATGAGGGAGCTGGCGGACCAGGGGCGGACCTTGCGGGCGATCTGCGCCGAGCTGGACCGCCGAGGCCTGAAGCCCAGGAAAGAGGGGGGGCGATGGTCTCGTTCGACAGTCCACGATCTCCTGAGTCGACACCAAGTATGGAGTGGACCTGATGCCCACGACTAACCGCCCGTTCTACAAGCTCCTGGCCGAGGCGTGTTCCGCCGGCCGCAAGCCGCTGTCCAGCCATGGTCAGCCGCTGCTCAAGACGAAAGTGGAGGCCCGGATCGGCCGCCGCAACCGGGAGCGTGCCCTGCGACGCGACCGCAAGCGGTTTGCCCGGCTGCTGGAGTCCGCGGTCGAAAGCCGAATCGTTTTTTCCTCGCGTACGCGCGAGGGGTCCCCAGCTTGAATTCGACCCCCTTTTTGGCGTCCCCTTGAGATTTTTCCCAAGAGAAGAGAAAGGTCCCGACCCGATGAGCCTCTCCTTGACCACCAGCGAGAAATCGAAGTCTGACAAGCAAACCCTTGTGCCCAGCTTTTACGACCTGGTCTCCGTCGCCGTGAGCGGCATTGCTCATGATGAATTCCGGTTCTCGTCCAGGTTTGTGGGCGAACACTCGGAGCATCTCGCCCTCGAGATGACGAGCGACACCAGACACCACACGATCTCTCCGCAGAGATTACGCGGCGACGAGTCGATCGCCGAGATCCTGAACCTGGCGTTGCTCATGATCCAGCTCGGCCTGGTGCAGGATGCGGCCTACCGCTTCCGCTTCCTGGGGGCGTTCATCTTCGCGAGCGACGATCGATGGACGGGCGAGGCCGGCAAGGGTTGGTGAAGCTCCGCCTCCCGCCGGAGCCGGAGCTGATCCGGCTCCGGTACCCGGACCGGGAGCCGACGGTCAGCCAGCGCTGGAAATTCCGCCGGGCCCTGGTGATGTATTATGCCCACCGGGTCGGATGCTCGCACCGGTTCCTGGCCGACGTGTTCGACCTGCCCCATTCGCGGGTCTCGGGCATCCTATCGGAATTTGACGAGTTCTTGATCACCTCGAACCTGACGACGAAAGACGCCCCTGGACAATGCCTCGACCTCGACCGCGAAAACAAACCGGTGGCGAACAGCCCCTGACTCGCGAACTGCTGCAGGCGGTCGCCGACTCGCTGGCGAACTGCAACGTGAACGCCCTGGCCGTCTCCGCCGGGATCGACCAGGCCAGCCTCCGGAGGTTCCTCAGCCGCGAGCGATCGCTCTCGCTCGACTCGGCCGATAGGCTCTGCGTGGTCCTCGGACTCAAGCTGGTCCGGGGTAGTAAGAAGAAAACCTCTCCCAAGGCTGTCCAGGCCGAGGGAGAGGTCTTGGAAGCCTGATGCGGGTCGGTGGCCGCGAATCGGTCCGGATGCGATGGACGACTGCCCAGGCCACGGCGTTGACCGGTCGCACTGGTCCGGCTCGTGACCGACATGCCGGAGGGGCCTGGACTTATCACACCCGTGCACCTTGGATTGTATCGGTTGACAAACCTCGCCGTCGCCTGGCGATTTCCCGGATTTTCGCGATTCGCCAAAAGATGCCTTATTGAGCGATATTCGACCTTGTTAAGATTGTTTTGGCACGAAGATTATTCCGTGCGGAATAATCCGTGGCGGCGAGGATGGCCTCGATCTGACCGCGTCGGTTGCTTGCAATCCCCGGTCCTGATTGCGGTTAGGACATGTCCTTGGGTTGGAATTTGACCGCCCTGCGACTCCCAGGGATGACATGACTGCCTCTCCGTGAGTGATGGTTACCCCTAAACGACCCTGCTGGTGACGAAACGGCGGGTTTGCCCGCCCGGCCCCTCCCGACGAAGCGAGGGGCCGGGCGGTGTCTTTGCGCGAGGATTGATCCGGTGAGCGTCAGCTTCTTCGAACAGGCCGAATACCACTGGTCTCACCAGCTCACGCTGGGCCTGGGCTTCGGCTGCCTCACGTTGTCGGTCGACCTGGCCGGCAGGCTCCTGGGCGCCCTGGCGATCGTGGTCTCGATCTATTGCTCGCTCGCGCGCGACCGGCGGGAGCGACGTTCGCATTCGCAAGTCCCGAGGTAAGCGATGGCCGCACAGCACGGGGGAGAGCGGCCCGGGGCGGGGCGGCCATCGAATGCCGTCCGGCACGCCGAGCCTATCGCCAAGGCCGGGGATCGCCTGGCCGGCGTGCTCCCCGATATCACTGAGGCCTTGATCGACATCGCCCTCGGTCGAGGGTTCGAGGAGACGTGGGAGCCGGCTGGCACAGTCACCTTCAAGGATTTCCTTCGGATCAAGGACATGCCCGAACCCGAACCCGATCCGGAAGCCGATCCGCTCCAGAATCCCGATCCGGAAGCCGTCTGGCTCGACCCCAAGGGCAAGCCGGTCCCCATGGAGCGATCGCTCTATCCTCATCTTCCCGCCAACGAGCTCGTCCTCGTCCAGCAGAAGCCGTGGAAGCCCGACATCAGGGCGATCCAGGAAGCCCATGATCGCTTGATCGGCAAGGCCATCCAGGCCCTCTCCTTGAGCAACGGCGAGGATGGCCCCCTGAAGATCCAGGTCGTGTATGCCGACCCTCCAAGTGACCCTGCCGAGGCCTCACCCGGGCCAGGCGAAGATCCTCCGGGAGAAGCAGCGATTTAACGTCGTCGATTGCGGCCGTCGCTGGGGCAAGACGGTCCTTGGCGTGAACGCGGCGGCCCCTCCCGGGATCGACGGCGCGCCCGTCGGCTGGTTCGCACCCAGCTACAAGTATCTCTATGGTCCCTGGGTGGACCTGAATCGGATCCTCAAGCCGATCATCAGCCGGACCAACAAGTCCGAATGGCGGATCGAGCTGATCACCGGCGGCGTGATCGAGTTCTGGTCGCTCCAGGACGAGGATGCCGGCCGGAGCCGCAAATATAAGCGAGTGGTGATCGACGAAGCCGCCAAGGTCAAGAACCTGGGCAAGTGCTGGACGCAAGCGATCCGGCCCACGCTCTCGGACTACCGGGGCGATGCCTATTTCCTCTCGACACCCAAGGGCAAGGATTATTTCTGGGAGCTGTTCACGAAGGGCGAGGACCGGCTCGAGCCCGACTGGGCTTGCTGGAAAATGCCCACCTCGAGCAACCCCTACATCCACCCCGATGAGATCGAAGACCTTCGCCGCAGCCTGCCCGAGCGAGTCTTCACCCAGGAGATCCTGGCCGAGTTCCACGACGACGGAGGCGGTGTCTTCCGTCGCGTGCTCGAGGCCGTGGATCAGAAGCGGATCAAGGCCGATCCGCCGAAGGCGGGCGAACGATACACGCAGGGGTCGGACCTGGCCCGGACGCTCGACTTCTCGGTCAACTCCCTCCTCGACGCCAAGGGCCGACAGGCCTCGTTCGAGCGCTACCAGCAAATCTCCTGGACTCGACAGGTCGAGATCATCGCCGCGACGTCGCTGGCCTACTTCAAGGCCCCTGTCGTCCTGGACACCACCGGCATCGGCGATCCGATTTACGAGTCGCTCCGCAAGAAGAGCATGGGCCGGATCATCCCGTTCCAGTTCACCAATGCGACCAAGGAAGCGCTGATCGACAACCTGGCCATGCAGCTCGAGCAGGGACGGCTGAGGCTCATGGACATCCCCGAGCAGACCGCCGAGTTGCTCGCCTTCGAATACGAGATCCTCCCGTCCAGGAAGGTCCGGATGCAGGCCCCCGACGGCATGCACGACGACACCGTGATCGCCCTCGCCCTGGCGTGCTGGGGATCGAGCCACAGTAATAAGATCGAGGTTTCCTGGGCATGAGCAGCCTCCGCCGCGAGAATCACCTGGAGACGCTGGCCTTCCTCGGCCGGCTCGAACGCGATGGCGCCAAGGCCCTCCAGGCACCGGTCTTCAGCGCCTACGGCGGCCAGGGGTATGGCAATGCCGGCGGCCATTATGGCTCGCCCATATGGCAGCCCTGGCAGCCCGGCTCGAAGTACGACTATCAGGCCGAGGCCGGCGACCTCTGGCGCAACTCGGCCGTCGCCTGCTGCCTGGCCTGGTATGCCGACAACTTCCCCGAGCCCGAGATGCGGGTCATGCGGCGGAATGACGCCGGCGACGAGGATCCCGTCCCCGATCACCCCCTGATCCGGCTCCTGCGCAATCCGAACCCCTATCAGACCTGGCACACGATCGCCAAGGGGCTGGTGCTCTCCTACCGGACCGACGGCAATGCTTACCTGATGGTCGCGAAGGGTCCGGCTTATGATCCGGGCGACCCGATCCAGCTCTGGTGGATGCCCCACTATCGGGTCTGGCCCCGCTGGGACACGACCGGAGATCAATATCTGGGCTGGTGGGATTACCAGGTCGACGGCCGGATCATCCACCTCGACCCGGACCAGGTCATCCATTTCCGAGACGGCGTCGACCCCTATTACGACCGCCTCGGCCTGGCCGCGCTCAAGTCGCTGCTGCGCGAGGTCTGCACGGACAACAGCGCGGCGGGATTCACCGCCGCCATCATGCGGAATATGGGGGTGATCGGTTATGCGATCTCGCCGGCCAATCCCGAGGACACGTTCGGGGACAAGGTCGACCGCGACGAGATGGCCAAGTCGTTCCAGGAGCGCTTCCTCGGCGAAGGGCGCGGCAAGGTCCTGGTCAACAGCCGGGGGGTCAAGGTCGACAAGATCGGCATGAGCCCCGAGGAGCTGGCCCTGGACCGGATCATGAAGATCCCCGAGAGCCGGATCTGTGCCGCGATGCGCTTGCCGGCGATGGTGGTCGGCCTGGCCGTGGGCTCGGAGCAGCGGACCTTCGCGAACTATGCCGAGGCCAGGAGGGCCGCCTATGAGGACGGCATCATCCCCATGCAGAAGGAGATCGCCGCCACGATCAACCGGCGGCTGATGCCGCTGCTGGGCGACCCGTTGCGCGAGCGGTTCGAGTTCGATTACTCCAACGTCCAGTGCATGAGCGAGTCCGAGGACGCACGGTTCAAGCGTTTCGGAGAAGCCTATCAGAAGAACAGGATCATCACCCTGAATCAGGCGCTGACGGCGACCGGCCACGAACCCGTGCCCGGCGGCGACAAGTTCGCCGACGGAAGCACCCCCCAGGAAGGCCCGCGAGTCCCGCCGGCCCCGGCGATGCCGGGGGCAGTCCCGACGCCGAGCAGCCTGACGGACCCCGACGACGCCGAGCAGGACGGCCCGGCGGCGAAGTCGCTGCGGGCCGAGGCGATGGAAGTGTTGAAGCTCGCACGCGAGAGGATGGGGGCGGCGTGAAAACCCTCGATCTCGACCTGGTCCTGGCCGCCCTCGCCGCGGCCGAGGCGTGCAAGGCCCACATCCCCGGCGATGCGCCCGAGGACCACGAGGAAAACACATATGGCCTGCCCGAGGGGGCCCCGATCCGCAGGCAGCTCCGCCGATTTTTCCGAGAACAGCTCAAGCGAGTCCTGGCGACCGCCCGCAAGTGGACCGGTGTCGACATCCCCGATCGCTTCCCCCGGATGGCCGACTATGACGACCCGATGGCCAGCGCGATGACGCCGATCATCGGCCAATACTGGGATAAGGTCGGCCGAGGATTGCGAGGCCGGCTGGGCCTCGATCCCGACGAATGGCGAGTCACTGATCCGCACATCCATCGGGCGATCGCCGACCAGACGCTCAAGTTCTGCCGATCGACCAACGCCACGACGGACCTGGGGATCGCCTCGGCCCGCGACGAAGTCCGTGATCGGCTGGCCCGGGGCTTGATCGGGCAGGGACAGACCGTCGATGAGCTGGCCCGATCGATCCGGCAAGTCTTCACCAGGGCCTCGAAGTCGAGGGCCCAGGCCATCGCCCGGACCGAGGTGGCGAGGGCCGTGCATGCCGCCGGCGAGATGAGCGCCTCCGCCTCGGGAGTCGTCGCCGCGAAACGGTGGATGCTCTCGGCCAATAGCTGCCCGATCTGCGTCAACCTGGCGGCGAAGGTGCCCGAGATCGGCCTGGGCGGCTCGTTCGGCACCGTGGGCCATGACCCGGATTACTCGACGGTCCGATACCCGCCGGCCCATCCCAATTGTCGATGCAGCCTGACTTATGTGTTGATCGGCGAGGATGCGGATACGGCCGACGTCCCCGCCTTCGTGCCCTCCTCCGCCCCGAAGCAGAAAGCAAGAGCCTCCTGACATGGAACCCATCGAAACACTCGTCTGGTTCGGGGGCGCCTGCAAGGCCCTCGACGACAAGGGCCAGGTCGGCGGCTACCTGGTCCTGTTCGGGTCGCCCGATCAGACAGACGCCTCGTCGCTCCGCGATTACTTCACGCCCGATACCGATTTCGACCTCGATTCCGCGAGTGCCAAGTCGAGGCTGCTCTATCACCATGGGCTCGACCCGACCATCGGCAACAAGAAGATCGGCCTCACGCCGGCGAACCTCAAGGCCGACGACGCGGGCATCTGGGCCCAGGCCCAGCTCGACCTCCGCGACAAGTATGAGCGGCGACTCTGGGCGATGGTGAAGGAAGGCAAGATGGGCTGGTCGAGCGGGACGGTCTCGCATTTGATCCGCCGCGAAAAGCAGGACAACGGCTCGCACAAGATCCTCGCCTGGCCGCTGGGCCTGGACGCCTCGATCACGCCCAGTCCCGCCGAGCCCCGCACGCAGGCCGTGGCCCTCAAGTCGCTGGTCGACGAGGCGT